AGTTGAAAGAACAGTAGAAGAAATACAATCTGAATATCCTCCGTTATGAATTATAAAGACTCTGGTGTTGATATAGAAGCAGGTAATGCTTTTGTAGAAAGACTAATGAAGAAAGCACCTGCTATTGGTGGCTTTGGTGGAATGTTTAGGGTACCATCAGGATATGAAAAACCTGTATTGGTATCTGGTGCTGATGGTGTTGGTACTAAAATTAATATTTGTAAGATATCAAGGAACTTCAAAACTATTGGTATAGATTTAGTTGCCATGTGTGTCAACGATGTGATCACATGTGGTGCAAAACCATTATACTTCTTAGATTATATTTCTACTGGTAAGTTATCTCCTATTGTAGATGAGATAATAGAAGGTGTTATTAAAGGATGTGAGATAGCAGGGATAGAACTTATTGGAGGAGAGACTGCTGAACATCCTAGACATGGACCACCACCAGCACATGATGATGATATTGATCTTGCTGGATTTTGTACTGGTATAGTAGAAGAGAATGAACTTATAGATGGTAGTCTTATTAAACCAGGTGATAAAGTTATTGGATTCCCTAGTAATGGTATCCATAGTAATGGATATAGTTTGATTAATGATATGTTATGGAGACATAAGATAGCATGGGCAGATACTCCTGAGTTACTTACACCCACCACAATCTATGCTCCTTTAATTCAGACTTTAATTGATGAAATCCCTATTCTTGGTATGGCACATATAACTGGTGGTGGTATTCCAGAGAATCTTCCAAGGTGTTTACCAAAAGGATTGGATGTACATGTAGATTATAATTCATGGCCTATGCCAGAGATCTTTAAAAAGATTCAACTTGCGGGTGAGATTGCACCAGAGGATATGAAGACCACTTTTAATTGTGGCATAGGGTTCTGCATAATAGTTCCACCTGATGTTACAATAGATAGTAGTATAGAATCATGGGAGATTGGACATGTCAAAACAATCGATTAGATTTAAAATCAGACAAGATGGTAAAGTTGAAGAGACAGTAGAAGGTGTTGCAGGAGATACTTGCGAATCTTTAACTAGAGATCTTGAAAAGAAATTAGGTGATTTAGAAAATCGTATACATACAGCAGAATACTACAAACAAAACGAAGTAACAGATGTCACACTTCAGCACAATCAAGACCAAGCTTAAGGATCGTAAGGCATTACTTCACGCATTAATGCTTATGGGTTATCCTGTAGACATCAATCAAACGATGAAAAATCCTGCTGATCATATCCATGAAGAAGTTATTGCGGATGTTACAGCTGGAAATAATATTGGTTTTCGTATGAATCGTACAACAGGTGAGTATGAGTTGGTTACGGATTTACAAACATGGGATGAACCCATACCTGTAAAAAGATTCATAGATAAGGTATCACAAGAGTATGCTATATGGGTTGTTACTATGGCTGCAGAAGAAAAGGGATATGAAATCGAATCACAGGAAGTCAAGAATGATGGATCTGTAGAAATGTTGGTTACTAGATGGACATAAATAATTAAAAACTCTGATGGCTAACTGGTATAACGAGCAATTAACAAATAAGAACTACTTGTCTCCAATTGGATTTGTTTTTATATTGGATAAAGCAAGGAGAACATCTTTCTTATGCCAGAGAGCAGAGATACCTGACATAAGATTGGGTGCAATTCCGATGCCCACTAGAGGTATGGTTACAGTTCCTTTAGAAGGGAATATGGAATATGGTACTCTGAATATAGATTTTTTAGTTGATGAAGATCTAAGAAATTATATGGAACTTCACAACTGGATTAGAGCATTAGGTACTCCTCAGGATTATCAAGAGAGAGTTGATTGGGTGGACAAATATAGTGCAGGTTTAGGTAAGAATGCAGATACTAAAACATCTGATGCAACTTTACAGGTACTTAACAATAATAATATTGTAAATTTTGACGTAGTATTTAAAGATCTATTTCCAGTATCATTATCAACAGTTAATTTTGATGTAACGCAAGACGATAATAATTACTTTACCGCACAAGCAACGTTTGATTATGTTCTCTATGAAGTAAGGAATAAGAACAGTCAGACCAGACGTTGACAAAATGAGATACCTGTGCTAGGGTACTAGGGTCTATACATATTGTGGTATAGGAGGAAAGGATAGTGCCATTACGTAAAGGGGATAAACCCCGTAATAAAAAACTCATCACAGAATGGGATGACACCAACTGGAGAGAAGAGTATCTTTCTATGAAGGCAGTCAGTAAGCAACAACGAGAACTATTAGAGAATGGACCTAAGAGTCTATCTCAGTCTTGGATACTTGGTGCTATGAGAAGTGACTGGATGAAAAAGAAAGGGTATGGTTATCCAGATCCACCTGATGTTTCATCATCGATGAAAGAATTTTTTGAAAAAACTAAAGACCAAGGTATTTGAATCAGAGATCACATGCTATTAGAATGTTATTTGCTGCTAAATGGAATGTACCCCAAGCAGCAAAACATTGTAGTCTCTCGCATGATGAAATGAAAAAGGTATTCAATACCTATTGCTATAATAACGGTACAACTTATAATAAATTTATTATTAATGTTCAATTGAGTTTAGATGTATGAATCTGGAATCTCTACAGGATAAATGGAAAGAAGATAGTGTAATTAAAGAAAGAGAGTATGGTGATGAATCTGTAAAGATTCCTCAACTCCATATGAGATATATGGAATTTTATAATACATTTTCTCTAATGAAGAAAGATAGAGAAAGTGAAATGAGAGGATTGGTTAAATCAAAATGGATATATTATAAAGGAAAAGCACCTGCAACAATATACAGAGATACACCATTTGATTTTAAATTGACTACTAAAGAAGAAATTAATATGTTCATCGAAGCAGATGAAGATGTCAGAAAATTACAATTAAAAATAGACTACATAGAGCAGACAATACTTTTCCTTGATAGTGTATTGCGACAAATTAATAATCGCAATTATCAAATTAAAAACGCTATAGATTGGGAGAAGTTTCAAGCAGGTATGTAATGAGATACGGTGATCTTTATAGAGTTATAGAACTCTCTCCAGCAGCATTAGATATAGTAAAGAAGGCTATATCAAATAAGGAATTAGAATGGAGAGATAGTGCTATAGATGGTAAAGGAAGTAAGATCGCTATTAGAAAAAGTGAAGTAGCATGGATTAACGACACGAATCTATTTAAGATGTTGATGAGTGTTGTAGGAGAAATTAATAAATTAACTGAATGGAATTTAAATATACAAGGATGTGAACCAGTTCAGTTTGGAATTTATACTGAAGATAATTTTTATGATTGGCATGTAGATCAACATAATAGATCACATGATCCTAGAATGCATGGATGCATTAGAAAAATTAGTATGTCCCTTCTCATGAATGATGAGTCTGAGTTTGAAGGTGGCGAGTTGGATATAGAGATATATAAACCAGGAACCAATCCAAGGTATGATACTGTGAAATTACCAAAAGGTTCTGCTGTATTCTTTCAGTCTGATATGTGGCATAGAGTCAGACCAGTAACAAAAGGAATACGAAAGTCGTTGGTAGCTTGGTTTTATGGATCTCCTTATACATAAGAAAAATGAAGTCTACTTAAAGGTAGAAGCAGAACCTCATCTTCATCAAGAGGCTGCTGAATTCTTTTCCTTTGAAGTAGAGTCTGCAAAATATATGCAGAGGAAGAATAGGTATAGAGGATGGGATGGTAAGGTACACTTATACTCACCTGCTACTGGTGAGATATATTGTGGTCTTGTTAGTTATCTTACTGAGTGGGCTGGAAAGAGAGGGTACTCATATGAATTTAAAGAGAATGAAAAGTTTGGACACCCTGAAGAAAAAAATGATTTAATTACTCCTGAATCTGTCGTTGGATTTGTGAAGGCACTTCGTTTACCTGTACAGGTTCGTGATTACCAATATAAGGCAATATATGAGTCCTTAAGATATAACCGAAGACTACTCCTGTCACCAACAGCTTCTGGTAAATCGTTGATGATTTATTCATTAGTTAGATTCCATGTTAATGTTGACAGAAGAGTGTTGATTGTAGTTCCTACTACATCTTTAGTTGAACAGATGTATAAGGATTTTGAAAGTTATGGATGGAAAGCAGAAGCATATTGCCATAAAATTTATGCGGGTGAATCAAAGAACACCGATCATAAAGTAATTATATCAACTTGGCAATCCATTTATAAACAACCTCGTAAATGGTTTGAGAGGTTTGATGTCATTATAGGTGATGAAGCACATTTATTCAAGGCCAAGTCTTTAACTACTTTAATGTCTAAGTTGCATGGATGTAAATATCGTATTGGATTTACTGGTACGTTAGATGGTGCTAACGTTAATCAGTTAGTATTAGAAGGTGTGTTTGGTAGATGTTCTCAAGTAACAAGAACTAATGAATTGATGAAGCAAGGTCATGTTGCTAAGTTGAAAGTTAAGATTTTAGTATTAAAACATCACGAACAAATCTTTGAAGGGTATCAAGATGAGATGGATTATCTTGTTTCGCATGAGCAAAGAAATAAATTCATTCGTAATTTGACATGTGATCTAAAAGGAAACACATTAGTGTTATTCAATTACGTAGAGAAGCACGGTTACCCTTTGTATGAGATGATAAATAGTCATACAGACAGACCAGTACACTTTGTTTATGGTGGAGTGGATGTCGATGATAGAGAACATATACGGAGCTTAGTAGAAAATGAAAGTAATGCGATTATTGTTGCCAGTTATGGCACTTTCAGTACTGGGATTAACATTAAACGGTTGCACAACCTCGTCTTCGCCAGTCCCTCCAAGTCTAGAGTCAGAAATCTCCAGTCAATCGGAAGGGTACTTCGACAGTCTAAAGGAAAAGTAGAGGCAACGCTATATGATATAGCTGACGATATTAGTAGAGATAATGGGAAGAACTATACTCTTCTCCATCTCTTTGAGAGATTAAAAATATACAAAGAAGAAGATTTTAACTATGAAATCGTAGAGATTAAACTTAAGGATTATGGCAATTAACTACGCTAAACATGAAGAAGAATTCTATGGAGTCTTTAAACTGCACAACGGTGAGGAGATTCTAGCTAAGTCTGTTCTTACAGATGATAATGGAGAAACATTATGTTTCCTTCAAGACCCAGTTGTTATTGAAATTTTTAATAAAGAGATGGGTGAGAATAAATTAATGCGTGGTGTAGGTTTTCATAAATGGATGCAACTATCTGATGAAGAATTTATTATTGTTCGTGAAAAAGATGTTATTGCTGTTGCTTCTATGAGTAAGGAAGTAGTATTAATGTATGAAACTTATCTATCTACTAACGAAGGACAAGAGACTGAAGAAGAAAAGAAAATTCGGATCTCACGTCGCAGGGCAAAAATTAATGAAGCGTCTGGATATCTAGGAACAATCGATAAAGCAAGAGTTTTATTTGAAAAAATATATAATACATAATATATCCCTGAACCCTTAACATGGTTAGTCTACAGGTGATTGACAATCTTGTCAAGCCCTGTTAAAATAGAAACACTGAAAGGAGAACAATATGAAGAGAGCTGCTCCTAAAAAGAAACAACATTATGTCAATAATGCCGAGTTCCTTGCTGCTATCGTAAAGTACAAAGAGAAAGTAGAAATTGCCAAAGAGAAAGGTCTTCCTAAACCTCGTGTCAATAATTACATAGGAGGTTGTTTTTTAAAGATTGCAACTCATCTATCATATAGACCAAACTTTATCAACTACATGTATAAGGATGATATGGTTTGTGATGGTATAGAAAACTGTAT